TATAATTTGTAAAGCTGATTCTAAAGGTTCTACAAAACCATCATTAGCATCTGCACCTGATAACACATCTGATAATTTTTGTATTTCTTCTGTTGTTTCTTTTGTTGCACCAGTAAATGCTTTAATTCTTTCAATAAGATTGTTTATAACTATACCAGTTCCAACAAGTACTTTAAGAGTGCTACCAAACGCAACTAATAATATACCTAAAACATCTGTTAATTCTCTAAAGTTATCTGCTAACATTTTAATTCCTTTTGCAGCAGTAACAGTTGCTTGTGCTAAATTAGTTCCAATTTCTATTGCTATCTTTTCTAATTGCTCAGCATTTTTTTCTAAAAATTTATCTAAATCTCCAAATTGATTTTTTAACTCTGCAAAAAACCCAGCATCTAATAAAGTCTTTTTAAATGCAAAAACTTTATCTCCAAGCATTGACATTGTACCGCCAAATGTTCTTGCTAAATCATCTGTTGCTTTTCCAAATCTTCCATTTCTACCAAAGACATCTTCAAATGCTTGTACTGTTGATTGTATTGAAACTGTTGCACCAGCTTGAAAACCAAGCATATTTCTAACACCTTTTTCTCTAAATAAATCTGCCGCACCAATACCAGCACTAAATGATCTTTGTATTTGTTCAGCAGTTGTCCTAAAATCTAATCCTGTTACTGCCGCTACATTTCCTGTTATCTCTAACATTTTTTGTAGATCATTAGCATTGTCTGTAACAGTTGCTAAAATACCTGAACCAGCTTGTATTTCTTCAAGAGAAAATGGAACTTTAGATGCAAACTTGACCATGTTTTCAAAAGCTTTTGCACCCTCGTTAGTATCTTTAAGTAAAAATTTTAATCTAACTTGTAAATTTTCTAATTCTCTCCCTGTATTAACTAAATTCCTAATTACTAAACCAGCACCTAATCCTACAAATGCACTCTGTAAATTAAAAACAGCACCTTTAAGTTTTGATAAAGCACCTTGCACTCTGCCTAAAGCTTGTTTAGTTTTATCTCGTGCTACTATGTCTATGTTTAGTTTTTGAGTTGCCATTATTTATATTTCCTTGCTTGTGCTAGATTCTTTTCTTTATTATACTCATCTTGCTCTTTTTTCAAGTAAGCTATCCAAAGATTATAATGGCTTAAAGGCATATCTAATACCTTTTGAATTGGTATTTTAAGTCTATCAGCAACCACCAACAAAGATTGTATGTCAGGGTCGCTATTTACTTTTTTACAGATTCTTCTAGTGATGTATCTACAAGTATTTTATTTGCTATTGATGCAATAATATTTGAGTCTGCTTTTTTTTGTAAAGCTAGTTTATCAAATGGTTCAAAAGCTTTTATTAAATCGCCTTTGTCATTTTTAACCATAAGCTTCATCATTAATAAATCAACAAGAACTGTCAGGTCTTGAAAGTTACTTGATTTTTTAAAAATAATATTTTTTTGCTCTAATGTTAATGGCTCTGAATAAAAAACAGATGGATTACCATGCTCGTCTTTCCATTCAGGAACTTCAATAGTAATAGTTTGCAGAGTCTCAAAATGAGTTTTTACTCTATCAATAACTGACATAAATTAATATTAAGCAGTTCCTCTTGTTAATGTTCCTGTGCCTTGAAAAGTAACTGATCTTGTAGTTATTCCATCTAATGTAACATTGACACTCATTCCCGTAACAATCCCTGAGCCTGTAAAAGTCTCATCCCCTGAAGCATTACCCTCAGGTGCTAATATAAAAGCTATTGTTGTTCCAGCAGTTAATGTCTGTTGCGGAGAATCAGTTTCATCATAACTCATTTCTAAAGTTCCTGAAAATGATGTTCTTCCAGCTACAAATGATTTAGTTGCATCTGATAATTGAGTATCTTCTACAACATCAGCAGTAGTTTCAAGTGTGTAACCAGTAAGTTCGCCTATACCAGTTCCACCAGCAGTTACTACGCCCTCTTTTCCGAAGTGTGTTGCCATTTTTTAGTTTCCTTTTTGCTTGTTGATGTATTTTCTTTTTCTTGCTTCCAACCTAAACTTATAAAACTATCAAGTTGAGTTTCATTTATAGTAATCTCATTCCCATCTTTATATAATTTAATGTCTTTAGCCATAAATCCTTTTATTCGTTTTCTTCGTCTTCGTCAATATTTTCGTCATCTTCAAAATCATTTTCTTCTTCAAAATCTTCTTCTTCGTCTATATTGTCTTCATCTTCATCTCTTAATTCTGCAAGTAAATCTTTAACTTCTTCACACATTAAACTTTCTTTATCATGCAATTTTTCTATTGAGTCTATTTTTTTTTCTATTTTATCTATAATTTTATCTTTGTTCATAATATCTCCTATGGTGTTCCTGATTGAAACTCGTAAGTACACCTAATAGTCATTCTTATACCGCCTATTGGAAACAATGTACCCTCGTCTGTTTCTACAGATATAACTTCTGTATCAAGTGCATTACCACTTCTTGTAATATCAGATTCTAAAGCAGTTTCAATAGCAGTAATTAATTCATTTCTTGATGTATCTATATTGCTTTCTGCACCTTTTACAAAGCCTAATACAAGAAAATCAATAGTACCAATTCTTGTTCTAGCACCATCACCTAATTCTTGATCTTCTCTAGTTTCTTCAGATGTTTGTACTATTACTGCTGGATATTGTTTATCTGATAACTCATCTAATTGAAAAGGTTGTCTAGTAGCTTTGATTATATCAGGACTTGATATGGCTGATATAACTGTAAGTAGATTAGATGCAATATTTTCTCGTACACTCATATTTTAAACTTTCTTAATTCTTTTTCTACAAATCTATTGAATTGCTTACTTATAATCTTTTCTGTTCTAGTATTAAAGCCAAAAAATTTTCTTTGTGGGTCAGTAGTTACTTGGTTAAAAAAAGCTTTATCTATTTCTTCTTTCCTACTAAATGCTATAGATATTTTATGTTTTCCTGTTTTTTTTACCATTGATGGAGTTAAAGCACCTAACATTCTACCACTATAAAATAAATCAACTGCTGTTGGTTTTCCCTCACTTTGTAGTAATTTTAAATATCCCTCTGAATAAGGTGCAAACTTTCTATCATTAAAATCAATACCTTTTTTTGTTTTTGTTCTAATAATATCTACTAATTGAAATCCAGCTTGTTTAACACCTTTATCAATTATTCTAGGTAATACAGCACCAAATCTTTTAAATTTAGCGGCGACTTGTTTTTGATTTGTTTTAATATTTAGATTGACAGCCATTATCTATTCAATCGTCTATATCCATGTAAAGGTTCTCTTTCATTTGTAACGATTGTTCCGTCTGCTGTGGAATCATACTCAACACCATCTTCTAGTATTGATCTAAATTCTTTATTATATTCTGACATATAATATTCACCCATTCTTTCAAATCTATCTTTTTCTGTCTCAGGTCTAAATTTAGTTAATGCTGGTAAATAAAATCTTCCTAAAAATAAATAAACACCAGCCCTTTCAAACTGATCTAAATTAACTTTTGTGTTTTCCATTTCAGCAGTATTAAGAACTGTAATATCTGTATATACATTTGTTTTATAAGTAGGAAACCATTCTATTCTTAATTGTCTAAGAATATCATTTGTAGTTTGTGCTAAAAAATTAACAGTTTCAGTTGCAGTTGTAGAAATACCAAAACTAAAAGCATCAGGTTGATATTTTAAAACATCTGATGTTGTTATAACATTTGATCCAGTAAAATTTGCCATATTAAAATACCCAAGTTAATATAATTATAACAACTATAGCAATCCCAGCCGCTACTTTAGGATTGTCTTTTGCTATTTTCCAATATTTTTTTAAATCTTTCATTTCTTTTTCCTTGTTTTTTTTTTCTTTGGTTTTAGTTGGACAACTTTATCCGTAATATCTTTTAATGTAGTTTTTTTAATTTCTTTTTTTACATCTTCAAAAGGAACAAAACCTCTTAATTTAAAATTTTCTACATTAGCTTCGTATTGTATTTTTGATCTTATAATGGTTTTTTTTCCATTTGTTAATTTTATCATTTCTTCCATAATTTTCTCCTAGTTAATATAAGGGCGATTTCTCGCCCTTATAAATATCCTATTACTGGATTGATGAGTCTGATTCAACTTCACAGCCATAAGAGTCATGTAATTCTCCAACTCCATAAACTGCTGTTGCAACAATCTCGTCTGCTCTTAAACTCGCATCTCTTTGAGTTTCAATTTTTAAGTCTTGCATCATTGCTAGACCTAAAGAGTCAGGGTGGAATACTGCACCTTTGTAATCTCCAGTTGTGCCTGGATTATTACCTGATGAATCTGCCATGTTAGAAGTTTCGTAAACACTAACACCAGCGATTTGACCAGCAAATCCTGTTCTTAACGCTTCATTACCAGCACCTTGATTAGGGTTAGCAAATGTATTTGTTAAACCTGATTTTAAATCAAAAGCTACTTGTGGATGTAATACACAAGCAAGATTATCACTTGGTACACCAGTTGCTCTTAATTTTGCTACTGCTTGAAAAATCAATGCCGCAGACATAGCTGTTGACGCTGATCCAACTGTAGTTGAAAAACCACCGAATAAAGCTGTTAGGTCTGTATCGATTTTTTTTGCTATTGCTTCTCCAAACAATTTACCAATGTCCGCCGCAACATTTCTTGGTGCAGAGTTTCTTGCTAAATCTGTTAGAGTAGTCATTATTCCATTTTCTGATGCTGTAATAGTTACAGAAGATGGATTGATAGCTGTGTTAGATAGATCAGATGCTTCCGATACCGCCGCCGCAGAAACTGCCGCATAGATTGGAACTTCAACTGACTTTCCACCACCAGCTATTGCATAATTCTTTACAAGTGGTCTCATAATTGATCTTTCACTTGCTACGAATAATGCTTCAGCTACAATCTCAGTATATAATTCCGAGAGTGTAGAACTTGTGCTTTCGTTTGCCATTTTATTTGTCCTTTATTATTTATTTGTTAAGTTTATTTGAGTTGGTTTAGAATCTCGTTCTTTGCGATACTCTGCATATTTAGCACGATCTTCTGCCTTACTCATATCTAGTTCCTGAATATTAAATGGTTTTACAGTTTTACCCTCGATACTACTGGTTGATCCTGTCCCAGCTAAAGACCCTTTTCGGAAATGTGGGTTAGCATCTAAAAATTCATTAACTCGATCTTCAATCGTTAATAATTCTCCTTTAGAGTTATATCTAATGTTTTTATTATTATCAAGTATTTCTACTCTACCATCATCATTATAATTAACTTCATTCTTTAACAAAGATACTACTTGGTCAGGTGCAATAGCATTATTCTTAGAAGCTAAAGATAATATAGAGTTATCTACATTTATTGTTTTAACTTTAGATTTCCATTGTGCTAATTCCTTATCTTTATCAGCTATTCTAGCTTTCATAAGATTTTCTAAGTCTGCTTTTGTTTTAGCTTCTTGCACTTGTTTTTCTTTAATTATTTCTTCTTCTTTTTTTTTAGTCTCATCAAGTTGTCTTTGATGTTTAGATTTTTCAGCTTCTAATCTCTGCTTTACAATTCTATCTACATCTTCTTGATTAAATGTTGGTGTTGGTTTTTCGTCAGTTTGAGTTTGTTTAACTTCAGCTTCCTGAACATCATTTTGCGGTTGATTAACCTTGTTGTCTTCTGACATTGTTTCTCCTATTTGTTTATATTATTAGTTCGCCTTTTTTGTCATACCAATCAGGATTGACATAACTAAATTGATGTCTGCAATTATATCCACCTCTAACTACAAGCGGATTGCCTGATTTCTTTCCTGACCACGATCTAGTAGTCCATAATCGCTTGACTTCATCAATTGTAAAAAGTCCACCACTTCTTTTGTTATATACACCATTTACTAAATTTCTGCAAAAATCTCTAGTAGTTGGAATAACATCTCCATAGTATTTAACAAAAGTAAGACCAGCATCATTAGCTTTATTAAAATTAAGGGTTGCATCAAAATCTCTAAGTGAGTCGTTTAATATCTGACCAGCATATCTTTTCATGTTTTCACCAGCCCTATCTCTTGCAAATTTAGTTTGTAATGTTTGTATTGCATTATCAACTTGTGATTGTCTTGATTTAACATATTTATTTCTATTTATATAATCTACTAATCTATTTGCTTCTTCATCATCTGAACTTGCATAAATACCATTTATTGTTTGTCTTAGTTCTTTTTCTAATTCTGTAAAATCATTTCCAACTAAAGTATTCTGATAAACCTTTTCTGATAGTCGTCTTGTAAATGTGTTTGATACATCTTTGAACTGAGTAAAGTATTGTTGTTTTAAATTTTGTACTAATGCTAAATCACCTTTTGTAAGTTCTTGAAACTCTACAGGAATATTACCGATTCGTTTAAATGCTTTTTCTATTCTCTTTGCTTGTTTTGTAAAACCCTCTCTAACAACTGTATCTGACCAACCAAGATATTCTCTATCAACAATAGCTTTTATTTTTGGTCTGATTGCTATAGCCGCTTGAAGTTCTATAAGCTTTCCATCTGTTTGTGGTAAATCTCTGTTGGCTAATGATACTACTTCTCGTTCTATTTTATCTAATGTTGCAACAAGAGTTTTATAATATTTTGCTTCTGCTATCTCAATTTGTTTGATACGATATTCGGTTGATTTTTGTACTATGTCTGACATTACACCAATATACTTTCAATTCTATTTTTAGCAATATCAAAGTATTTTTTATCTTTTTCAATCCCTATAAACTGTCTGTTAAGATTTTTACAAGCAACCCCTGTACTACCTGACCCCATTGTAAAATCTAAAACTGTATCGTTTTCGTTAGTATAAGTTTTTATTAAGTATTCAAGTAAAGCTATTGGTTTTTGAGTTGGGTGTATTTTATTTGTTTTTGAACTAAAATAAATTAGATTTTTAGGTAAAGTTTTTTTGTTTGATAATTTATTAATTCCTACTTGATAAGTTCCATAAACTTCAGCTTTTTTACTACCATATTTTCTTGGTGGTCTAATTTTACTTAAATGTTTATCTTTAATTTGTGGATTGTAAGAAACTTGTTTTTTATAAAAAATTGAAATTAATTCTATTGTTCTTAATGGTTGTTTATAAGCATTTAAAAATCCTGTTGAATGTGATTTTTCCCAATACCAATCATATTTAAAATCTTTAATATTACTCATTCTTAAAGCACTACTAAAGGGCTCACTACCAAATAAAGCTATACAGCGATTATCTTTTATAATTCTTTTAAGTTCTTTCCACATTGGCTCAAAAGGTATTATTGAATCCCATTTGCATTGTGTGGTTCCATAGGGTAGGTCAGTAAGTATAAGATCAATAGATTTATCAGGTATTGTTGGAAGAATATTAAAACAATCTTCGTTATATAGTTTCACTCTCTACTTCTTGATCTTCTTGTGTTGCTTCGTCTTGTGTGAACTCACCTACTTCTGATTTTTGATCTATCTCGTCAAATATCTCATTTAATTTTTCATCATCATCTACAACTGCTCTTGCAATTTCTTTATCTA